GTTCCAGTACCGGTGGCCCGACGCCACGCGCTTCGCGTGCGTCTTCCGGATAGCGATCAGCGCTGGTGCGAACGTGGCTGCTACCGCGGCTGGGCTCGTCGCCTTCCGGGCGACCATTGCACGGTCGTGGTCGGTGGCCGGATCCGGCGGCACGCGCGCAACCATGACCGGCAACAACCAGAAGCTCCGGTCGAGCATGGGCACGTCGCTCGTCAATGACATCGGCATCTGTACCACGGCTGCCCTGACGCCCGGCACCAAGACGCTCGATGCCCAGGACGTGGGTGGCGTCGCGCAGGGCATCGGGACGGGCGCGATCACGACCGCCGTAGCGCTTCCAATCGTCCCGTTGACCGAGCTGCTCAACGTGGACTCCTCGAACGACCACGCGATCGTCTGCGCGCAGAACGAGGGATACGTGATCCGCACCGGGCCCGCCTTCCCCGCGGCGATGACGTGGCACTTCTGCGCCAACGCCTCGTGGGCCGAGGTGGCGGCGTATTGAGATGAGCCTCCTCCTCGCCCGCCAAGGGCCCCAGACCGTGACCGGCAGCGCCACACTCAGCGGCGCGGCCTCGCTGGTCGCGACTGCGCTGCTCATCATCCCGGCCTCGGCATCCCCGGCCGCGGCGTCCTCGCTCACGGCTACCGCTATCGTGCAGGTCCTCGGCTCGTCGGGGTCGGCCGGCGCTGGCGTTCTCGCCGGCGACTCGCTGCTCATCATCCCCGCCGCCGCGAGCCCTGCCGGCGCTGGCCAGCTCGTGGCCACAGCGACGATCGTCGGCGGCGAGGAAGAGGAGCCACAGCCACCGGAGGTCATGTCGACGCTCACGTGGCCGGGGATCACGGCCAAGCGGTGGCGCTTCCCAGATGCGCGCGTGCGCGCGGTGGGGGCGGCGGCCAGGTGCACTGGCGCCGGCTCGCTCGCCGCCGTCGGGCTCGTCATCCCGGACGAGGAGGCGTTCCTCCTCGCGGCGGCTTTCATGCTCACGGAGGAATAGGCCATGGAAAGGTACGCGCACGTTGTCCGCTGGTTCCGCGAGCAGCCCTGGGCGCTGATGCCCGAGACGTTCGCGATCGCGGTGGACATGCTGAAGTTCCGGGCCGCCGGCGGACGTCTCACGCGCGAGGAGGTGCGCAGCCGCCTGGGCGCCGACCTCAAGGCGGAGCGCCCGCGCGAGCAGCGCTACGACCCGGACACGGGCGAGTTCTACCAGGAGGCCTACGACTACGAGACCGGCCAGCCGCTCGGGTACCGCAGCCAGAGCGGCGGCGCGCTCCGGCGCGACGCGACGGTGGTCTCCGTGCTGGGCGTCATCGGCGTGATCTCCCAGCGGGCATCCATGGCCGATGACATGAGCGGCCCCGGCGGGACGTCGGTCGAGCGCCTGACCTCGAGCTTCCGCGCCTCCCTCGCCGACCCCGCCGTGAAGGCGATCGTCTTCGACGTGGACTCGCCGGGCGGGGGCGTGTACGGCATCCAGGAGCTCGCGGACGAGATCCGCGCCACGCGGGGGAAGAAGCCCATGGCCGCGGTGGCGAACAGCCTCGCCGCCTCCGCGGCGTACTGGATCGCGGCCGCCGCCGACGACCTGGTGGTCACCCCCTCTGGCGAGGTGGGCTCGATCGGCGTCTACGCCGCCCACGAGGACCTCTCCGGCGCGCTCGCCCAGGAGGGCGTGAAGGTGACGCTCGTCTCGGCCGGGAAGTACAAGGTCGAGGCCAACCCTTTCGAGCCGCTCACGGAGGAGGGGCGCCTGGCCATCCAAGGCCGTGTGAACGACTACTACACCGCGTTCCTGCGCGGGACGGCGAAGAGCCGCGGCACGACACCCGACGCGGTGGCCAAGGGCTACGGCCAGGGCCGTGTGGTGGGCGCGAAGCAGGCGGTCGAGGAGAACATGGCCGACCGCATCGACACCCTCGACGAGACGGTACGGCGGATCGGCGGGTCGAAGGGGAAGAACGCCGCGGCCGCGGCCGACCAGCGGCCGGCGGCGGCGGGCGAGGCGGAGCGCATGGCTGCTCTCTCCAGGCTCCGGAACCTCTGATCGGACCCGGGGACTTGACAGGGTGTGGTAGCGTGAAGGTGTAGACGGTCGAGCACGGCCCCAATGGGCCGAAGCTCATCCCAAGCAGGGACCGACCTCCAATGAGGCGCCTGTGCGGGGCTCCCGAGAAAGCGTTTTTCTCGGGCGCCAGCACGGCGCCTTTTGCGCTTCTGGCGCCCCACCGATGGAGGCGGAAATGGCCGCAGCCCTCAACGAGCTGAAGCAGAAGGTCCTGGACGCGAAGGCCGCGCTCAACGCCGCGACCGACGCGCGCGACGCGGCGAAGGCGTCGATCGGCGAGCTGCTCGAGAAGCAGGTCAAGGGCAGCCTCACCGACGCTGAGAAGGCCGCGCTGGCGACCGCCGAGACCACGGCCAAGGCCGAGGACGGCAAGGTCTCCGCCGCGCGCAAGCTCGTCGCGAACCTGGAGGAGCAGCAGCTCGCCGCCGAGCAGCGCAACGAGCGCGAGAAGGCGGACGCCGCGGCCAACCCGAAGGTCAAGGTGGGCGCACCCAACGCGGAGAAGGATCCCGTGAAGGGGTTCCGCGATCACCGCGATTACTTCTCCGCGGTGAAGCGCAGCGCGAGCGGCGCGGTGAAGGACGAGCGGCTGAAGATGCTGGCCGTCGCCCCCGCCGGAGACGAGGAGGACGGCGACGTCAACGTATTCATGCTGCCGATCGCCTTCACCCCGGCGGCCCTCCGCGGCAGCTCGACGTACCGGGCGGCCGCCGGCGCCGACGAGCAGGGCGTCTACGACGACCGCTACGGCGGAATCGCCGTCGCCCGGACCCAGCTCCCCGGCCTGCTCCAGCTCGGCATGGAGGGCGACCCCACCGCCGGCCGCACGCAGGCCGTGCCAATGGCCACGCCGATCGTCGACATGATCGCGCGCACGGACAAGAACCACACCTCGAGCGTGACCGGCGGCTTCACCGTGACGCGCAGCCCGGAGACGGTCGCCAAGTCCTCCACGCGGGCGCAGTTAGAGATGGTGTCCCTCAAGGCCACCAGCCTCTTCGGTCTCGCCTACGTGACCGAGGAGCAGATCTCGGACTCGTTCATCTCGATCGTCGCCGTGATCGAGGCCGGGTTCCGCGACCAGTTCGCGCACCAGATCCTCAACGAGAAGCTGCGGGGCGGCGGCGGCAACGAATACCTGGGCGTGCTCACCGCGCTCTCCGCCTCGAGCCTCGGCCCCACGATCTCGATCGCGAAGGAGTCGGGCCAGGCCGCGGACACGTTCCTCTACAACAACGTGGTCAAGATGCGATCGCGTTGCTGGGGATTCGCGAACGCGATCTGGATCGCCAACCACGACTGCTATCCGCAGCTCTCCGTCCTCTCGGTGCCGATCGGCGTCGCCGGCGCGCTCGTCTACCAGACGAGCACCGTGCCAGACCGGCCCGACACCCTGCTCGGCCGGCCGATCTTCTACACCGAGTACGCCTCCACCGTCGGCGACCAGGGCGACCTGATCCTCGGGAACTGGAGCCAGTTCCTCGAGGGTACCTACCAGCCGCTGCAGTCGGCGGAGTCGATCCACGTCCGCTTCGTGAACCACGAGCGGACCTTCAAGTTCTGGCTGCGCAACGCCGGGGCTCCGTGGTGGCGCTCGGCCCTGACGCCCTTCAAGGGCGCGAACGGCCTGTCCCCGTTCGTCGTCCTGGACGCCCGGTAACCCGGGACTGAGGGAGGAGAAGAAGTCATGGTCGCCACCTACTCCGCGAACAAGGCGCTCTTCCGGTCTCGGCGCCGGCTGATCGACTACGACATCGACGCGTCGCTCAACGTCGTCGATCTCGGCATGCCGCAGGGCGCCGGCCTCAAGTGCGTCCCGCTCGCCGCGCACCGGCGCTACCTGGCCGGCCTGTTCCGCTCCGTCGGGACGGGCACCGTCGACGCTTTCAACATCTTCGTCTGCACGGCCGCGGACGGGACCGGCTCCCCGACGTCGGTCGTGACGCACGCCATCGGCTCGGCGCCCGATGCGGTGGGCGACACGATCTGGCTCGAGGTCGACGCCGAGCAGTGCCGCGAGGTGCTGTCGACGGCGGCCTTCGTCGGGGTCCGCGTGGACCTGGCGACGTCCACCGACGAGTGCGTCGTCTACTTCGAGGAGCTGGAGCCGTTCTTCGTGGGCAACCTGCCCACGGCCGACTTCATCTCGTAAGGGGAAGGGGAGAGAAGAGCCATGCTCGTCAACCCCAGCCTGGTCGACCCCCAGGCCTTCACGTCGGTCATCATGGGGTTCCGCGCGGACAAGGCGGCAGCGAACCTGCCGCAGACCGCCACCGGGACCCTCTTCACCGTAGCCGGCGGCCGAGTCGCCATGATCGGCCTCCTGGGCGAGGTGACGACCGTCCTCGGCGCCACCGCCACCAACGCGAAGATCCTCCATACCCCGACCGTCGGGACCGCCGTGGACCTCTGCGCCGTCCTGGCCATCGCCTCGAAGGAGGCCGGCACCCTGTTCGGGATCACCGGCATCTTCGCGGACGCGATGGTGGGGGCGAACGCCGGGGCGACCGTCTTGCAGCAGCGGCCGGTCGTGCTGCCCGCCGGCACCCTCGGCCTCAACACGTCGGCCAACGACACGGGCCAGACGAAGTGGACGATCTGGTACGTGCCCCTGGACGACGGGGCGACGGTCTCCTGAGGCGGTGATCCCCGTGCGGTTCTCCTCGTCGCGCGGGGATCCCCAAGCCCCATGGCGGTGCTCGATCTCGTAACGCTCGCGGAGTTCAAGGATTTCCTCCCCAAGAGCGGGAGCGCCCGGGACGCCGCCATGCGGGTGGCGATCACGCGCGCCTCGAGGGAGCTGGAGGGGGCATGCGGTCGGCGCTTCATCTACCGCGCGCCGCCCGAGGTCGACGGCGCGGCCAACATCCTGGCGTCCCGCACGCTGGTCGACGAGACGATCGCCTCTGGCTCCCTGGCCGCGCAACCCAACAGTGCGGGCCGGACGCTCATCATCACGGTGACGGACGCCGACGCCTCGGTCACGGCCGGGACGGTCACGGTCACGGGGACGGTGGCGGGTGTCGCTGGCACGACGGAGGCCTTCAACCTCGCCGGCGGCTTGATCCAACACGGCGTGAAGTTCTTCACCGCCATCTCGCAGATCGTGGTGGCTGTCACCGGAGAAGGCGCGGGCGACACGATCAAGGTCGGCTCCTCGCTCGGCTACGTCGAGTACTACACGATCCCCTGCGGCCTCAACTCCGACCGCTCCATCCTGCGCACCATCGAGCGGCCGCTGCAGCAGGTCCTGGCTGTCTATGAAGACCCCTACCGCGTGTACGGGTCGGACACGCTCCTGGTCGCGGGCACCGATTACGTGGTTTCGAAGGATGCCGGCCGCATCGAGCGGCTCAGCTCAGGCGTCGGCTACGCCTGGCAGATCGGTCGGCGGGCCATCAAGGCCGTCAACTCGGCCGGCTACTTCGGGACCACGAACGTGCCGGCCGACCTCAAGGGGCACGCGCTGCACCTGGCCGCGCAGTTTTACCTCGAGGCCGACAAGGGTCAGATCGAGGTGGCGAGCGGCTCCAACGCGCTCGGGAGCTGGACGCGTATGGGGCCGGCAGGCCTGACCCGGAAGACCCACGACGCGCTCTGGTCGACCGGGCACATCCGGATCGAGGACGTCACCGCCGAGCGCGACTTCGACCTCGAGGCCGCCTGATGGCGGGGAAGCACTTCGCCACCGAGTCGGGCGTCTTTACGCCGGAGGGTTTCGCTGAGGCACTGGCGGAGTTCGGGGCGAACATCCGGCCCTCGATCAAGCGGGCCCTGCACCGGACATCGAAGATCCCTCGCGCAATCTACATGGCCAAGGCGCGGAAGCACGGCGTCATCAAGAGCATCTTCGGGAAGAACGCACGCGGCCTCTACACCCTCGTTCACACGAAGGTCGTCGACAAGGGCAACGTGTTCATCCTCGCGCTTGAGCTGCGCGGCCTCGCGGCGCTGCAGGAGACGGGCGGCCATACGAGGCCACCGCGCAAGGGCGCGATCTTCCCGAAGAACAGGAAGGCGCTGAAGCTGAAGGTGCCGTCGCTGGGGACCGTGATCGTCGCCTCGGCCAAGCACCGCGGCGCGAATATCCGGCGCATCCCGTCCGCGGCCGACGCGCTCGTGACGGCGGCGCCCCGCATTCAGGCCGCGATCGACGTCGCGATCGCCGAGTTCAAGGTCCGCGGCATGAAGATCGCCGACTCCCGGGTGGTGGCCTGATGCCCGCCGATCCGAAGGTCTGGACGATCCTCGACCGGCTCCGCGCCGACCTGGCCGCCGTCGTGGCCGACGCGAACCACCACTACCACCCGCACCTGGTGAAGGTCGTCCGCGTCTTCGTGCTGGAGGACTTCGACGAGTCGCTGGGGACCGGCGCCGGTGACCCGGCCACCATCTACCTCGTCCGCCGCGGCGGCCGGACGATCCAGCGTGACAGCACGGGCGACAACACGACGGGCCCGAGGGACAAGGCGACGGTCGAGATCCAGGTCCTCGTCGCCCAGCGGTTCACGGCCTCGTCCGACAGCGACACGCCGACGGAGGCGCTCGTCGTCGAGCGGATGCTGGCCGACGTGATCCGCGTCCTCACCTTCGAGGACCCAGGCCTGGGGATCTCGATCGACAGCGACGACGTCCTGACCGCGGACGACACCGAGGTCGAGGAGATGCCGCCCGGCTGGGCGGTCGCCGTCATCCGGTTCCAGGTCTCGTACCTGTATTTCTCCACGGCAGCGTGAGGAGGAACGAATGGCGCGCCTGAGGTTCGACGGGAAGGTCGCCGAGTACCACCCGGCCACGGGCCTCGAGTTCCAGCCGGGAGTCGCCGAGTACCCGGACCAGCACGAGGCCGCCCTCATGGCCACCGGCCGCTTCACCAAGGTCCAGGCGAAGGTGCCCGTGGCCGAGAAGGAAAAGGAGTAACCGATGGCGAAGGCGAAGGGATATCAGGGTATCGTCGCACTCCCGAAAGCGGCCACGTGGGGCACGGCCGTCGCTGGCGGCGCTGGCCACGGCCTCGAGGTGAACGCCGTCGAGCTCGAGGCGAACCGCGGGATCATCCCGCGCCAGACGATCACGGGCCGCGTCACCCGTCGCGAGGGCGACAAGGGCAACATCGAGGTCGGCGGCTCGATCCGGCTCCCTCTGCGCTACGAGGGCGTGGGCCGCCTCATCGCCGGCCTCATGGGGACCGCCGGCGTCCCGAGCACGGTCGACACCACCGCGAAGAAGCACACCTTCAAGATCGCCGACTCGCTCGACGGGATCTTCTGGACGCTCGCCTACGAGATCCTGAAGGACACCACGATCTATGAGTTCAACACGATCAAGCTCTCGCGCGTCACGATCCGCTGGAGCATCGCGGGCGAGATCATGCTCGAAGTCGAGGCCATCGGCCACGACTTCACCGACGCCTCGGCGGTCAACACCACGACCACGATCGACACGGTGACGCTGCCCGCCAACAGCGAGATCGCACAGGGGCGCCAGGTCGTCGTGCGCCTGAACGCCCAGGCCGGCGCCGGTCTCGGAGCCGGCGACGTCGTCTACTGCACCGGCGGCGAGCTCACGATCGCGCGGCCGCTCGAGCGCGACTTCACGACGGAGTTCGGAGACCGCTCGTCGGAGCCGATGCCGCCCAGCGGCGACGGCGCCTTCGCTACCGTCAGCGGCTCGCTGACCTTCAGCCAGTACCAGACGGGCACGGGCGGCAACAACGCCTTCGCGCTCGAGCAGCTCAACCGGACGCTGAAGAAGATGGACTGGACGCTCACCGGGGACAACCTCGCCGGCGCGGCGACGCAGAAGTTCCAGTACGTCCTCTGGTTCCCGATGGTGGTCTTCGGCGCTGGCAAGCCCAAGCTGTCCGCTGGCGCGCTGGGCTGGCAGGTCCCCTTCGAGTCGCACCACGTGAGCGTGGCGCCGACCGGCTTCACCGCCGGCTACGTCGACGCGGTCACCGTCGACAACTACAACCAGATCGCGACGGACGTCCTTGCCTGATGCCCGCTGGGCGCCGCCTGTTCCGCGAGGAGGAGCGCTTCCATGCTCGCGGGCGGCGGTCCGGCGGCCTGGACGTCGAGTCGCTCGAGGCAGCAGCCCAGGCCCTGCTGGACTGCTGGCCCTGGCTCACCGAGCAGTACCGGCAGGGCAACGTGACCGAGCTGCCTACCGGCCCCGTGGAGGCCGCCATCAGACGCTACATGGAGCACGCGGGCCTATGAGCCCGCTCGAAAGGAGAGGTCGTGGCAAAGCTCAAGGCCGTCGAGGCAGGAGCCAGTCGTTGGTTCGACCGGGAAGACGAGAACGGGGACAAGGTCCTCGACCACGGTAAGCCGGTGCGCGTGCGCGTGCATGCGCTAACGAAGGACGAAGAGCGCCAAGCCCGCCGCGCCGCCTACGGCAACCGCAAGTCGGGCAAGCTGCAGAACGAGACGTTCCTCCGCTCGATCGACCGCGGCGAGGCCTACACGCGCGAGGCCGCCATCCTGGCGCTCGAGCAGACCGAGAACTTCAACGTCGACCTGGCGGGGAATCCGCGCGCCGAGGCGCTGTTCGGGAAGTTTCCGCGGCCCACGGCGAAGACGGCGATCCCGACGGAGGTGTGCTTCGACGGGCAGTGGACGCCGGAGGTGAAGCGCGCCTACTTCACCGAGTTCGTCTTCAGCAAGACCGAGGCGAAGACGATCGCGGACCTGTCGCCGAAGGTGGGCCAGGTCGACGTCGACGAGGAGGCGGAGGCGACGGCGGATTTCTCGCAGCCTTGAGGTTCCACCTGTCGCCCGAGTTCCAGGGCGACGGGATCCTCAAGGCACCGAGCGGCAAGCGG